TGGCGGAATCGCCATCGGTTATCCCGCGCTTACCTTGTCGGTCCGTCCGCCTACTAAGGCGTCGCGAATTTACAGGATAGTGCAAAAGTTGGTCATCCCGACGCTCGAGATCACGAGTCCTTCCACCGGCACGGGCATTCAGCCCCAGCCGACGAAGGCCTACGATTCGACTTGCGTCATGGAGTGGATGTTAGCGGAGAGGTCCACACTTGCTGAACGGCTTGCGCTGTTTAGCTATGTGCGGTCCCTTTTCGCCACCACGATCAACGCTTCGGACGACGTTCCCACGGACGCAAGTGGGTCACCGCTCGTTAACGCTGTCGCTAACTTTGACGCTCCGTACTGAGTTTCGTTTCTCAGGCCGGTTAATCCCTTAAAAAGGACGTCAAGCTAGTTCACTCTGGAGGTAACCATGTCTTTTGCTAAGCATGGGTCTCAAACCCTTAAAGGGTTGAGGACCTTTCGTGTTACTGCGGATGAAACTTCTGCAGTCGTCTTAAAGTTTCTTGAGTCGCTGGATTGTCCTCGAGCTCTAACCGTTGCCTTGCTCTTTAAAAATAAAGAGCATTCGCAACTGGCGGAGCTTGATTTCAATCCTCTGGATTACCTAACGGTGAGCCAGATTCGCGGCGCCTACGCTGCTACCGAGTTCTTGTCGAAGTTCAAGGATTTATCCTTAGACTATGATTTGGACAAGGTAGCATTGCAGAAATTCGAGAAATTCGAATCTCTGTGTGGGCGTACTAATATCCGCTTTCAGAATCTAGAGCGTGACCCTTTATTTAAAGGCCGCGTCGTTTGGCTGCATAACGCAGTCATCCGGCAAATCTCTAGTATCTTAGGCGAGTTTAGTGCTGAAGAATTCTTTTCGACGGCCAATTGGGGTCCTGGTGCCTCGACTTTAATTAAAGCACGAGATGCCAGCGCTACTAATAAATTCCAGTGCGAAACTGGAATAACACGTGATTTGTACGCCTTACTTCCCAATGACATTCTATCGGGAGTTTACCCCCGGTGGAGTGCGCATTTGCTTGAGATGGGTTTTCCAACATTTCAAGTGGGCAATAAGGTAGTCACTGTACCGAAGGATGCTAAGGCTAATCGAGTTATTGCTATCGAACCAGGTATAAATCTCTGGTTTCAAAAAGCAGTTGGCTCTATGATCCAAAAGCGTCTTCTCCGGCGTGGCATCGACCTTCGCTTTCAGGCTCGGAATCAGCGGCTCGCTCGAATCGGGTCAAAATACTCGACTCTTGCAACCGTTGACTTTTCGTCTGCTAGCGATTCTATCTCGTCTCGCGTCGTCGAGGAAGTAATGCCTCCCCGATGGTTCGCGCTCCTAGATAGTTGCCGATCTCACTTTGGCGTTCGAGGCGGAAATTCAAGCGTACAACTTGTCGACTCGTCCCCAAGCTCGGCTTTGGCCGTGCGATGGAACAAGTTTTCAAGTATGGGAAACGGTTTTACGTTTCAGCTTGAATCTCTGTTATTTTACGCAATAGCATTATGTTGCGTAAGATATAAGCAGCTTCGTGAGCATAACGCAGGCTCATGGACTGTCTCCGTCTATGGGGACGATGTTATAATCCCCGTTAGATGCCTCGATCTCTTTTCCGAAATGAGTGAATTCTACGGCTTTTCTCTGAATATGAAGAAGACTCATTTTTCTTCTCCCTTCAGAGAGAGCTGTGGCTCCCACTTCTTTTCGGGAAGCGACGTTAAACCCATCTATCTTAAAGGTAGTTTATCAGACGCGTTGTCCGTTTATAGGTTGGCAAATGCGATCAGACGGCTGTCTCACCGTTGGAATTCTTTTTCCTCGTGTGATATGGCATTCCGGTCGTTATTTGATCATCTCGTTAATCTGATTCCGAAGTCGTTACGATTTCGGATTTCAGAGCAACTTGGTGATGGTGGATTCATCTCTAATTTTGATGAAACTACCCCTACTCGTGCCCGACATGGTATCGAAGGATACTTTGTCTCGCACGTGACAACCCCGAGTTCAACTCGGGAGTCTGAGGAAATCGGGCTTTTATTAGCTCGATTATGGGTGTCGTCTCTTCAAGAGGAACGGAATACTGTTCCTCTAAGGGGCCAAACCAAACTTCGAATTTCTCGGAGTCTGGTACATCAGTGGTACAATCTCGGTCCGTGGATTTAATTCGGACTTTTCCTTAGTTTCTTC